GACTATCACTCTGAGTTTCCGCCCAGCCTGCCGCAGTTTGAGGCCCTGTGCAAAGCGGCGACGCCCCGCAAGACCTATGCCGAAGAGGCCGGCTTGCTGGCGCTGCCAGCGCCCAAGTTCCAGCGCCTCGATGTGTCCATCGTGGCCCATGGTGATGGCAAGGACTGGGCTCGGAAGATTCTGGCCCGCGCGGATGCCGGCGACAAAACCGTGAGCTATCGCGCCCTGAAGGATGCCAAAGAAGCCTTGGGTCTGAACAAGCGTAGGCAGCAGGAGGGTGTGCATTGATGTTCGCAAAGCGTTCTGGCCACAAGTACGGCAATAGGAAGGTTGTCACTGGAGACGGCACCAAGTTCGACAGCTTGGCTGAGTTGAACCGCTGGGGTCACTTGAAAATGCTGCAGCGTGGCGGCCATATCAGCGATCTGCGCCGGCAGGTGGTGTTCGAGATGGTCCCATCGGTGAAGTTTGCTGGCGCTGCGCGCGCCCGGCCCGCCATTCGCTACATCGCTGACTTCGTGTACATGGAAAAGGGCATCGAGGTGATTGAGGATGTGAAGGGCGTGGAGACCTCTGAATTCAAGCTCAAGCGGCACCTGATGAAGGCGCTGCTGGGCCTGGAAGTGAAGGTGGTCAAAAAATGACCCAGGCATTGAACCCAGCATTCTTTGGCAAGGTCGTGCCGCTGGCTGGCCAGCGCAAGCCGCCGAGCACATCGCGCATCACGCGGCTGGTGTGGCCGACCTATGAGCGCCTGAGCGACGGCCACTACCTGATCGAGCACTGGATGGAGAACCGCTGCTGCAACCGGGTGCAGGTGGGAAGCAGCATGGTTTGCGTGGTCGACGACTACGGAAGTCTGGTGGCAGTAGAGGACCGGGGGCGGGCATGGTGGTGAAAAGCGCTCTGGACACTCAGGCGGGAGGGAGCCATTACAAGGACTGCAAGATCCAGCCGATTGAGTTCATCGATGCCAATGGTCTGGACTTCTTTCAGGGAAACATCGTCAAGTACGCAACCCGGCACAAGGCCAAGAACGGTGCCGAGGATTTGCGCAAGGTGATCCATTACGCACAGCTGGCGCTGGAACTCCAGTACGGCGAGAAGCCGGAAGAAGGATCCACATGCTGATGCGTCGTACCCCACTCAAGCCCGGTAAGGGCTTCAAGTCTCGCGGCTCATGGGCTGGCGCTGGGCTCCGCGATGAGCAGGACGAGGGTCATCACTGTGAGCCCGGCCAGGCTGGCAGTCGTGAGCAACGGCTGCAGGAGCGCGCCCAGCGCCAGCTAGATAGTGCCCGTGCAACGGCTGAGATGGTGCCTGTCAATGTGGTGATGGTCCCTGGCGCCGGATCCACTGGGATTGCAGTGCGCAAGGAGAAGGCGATCGAGAGCGAGCCCTACCGCCGGCTGGTCGCTCAGCTGCCTTGCATGTGGTGTGGCACTGAGGGTTACAGCCAGCATGCCCACCTCAATTACGGCAAGGGCCTTGGCATGAAGACGGACGACCGCACGGGCTTCCCGCTCTGTTGCAGCCGGCCTGGCGTTGAAGGCTGCCATGTGGCCTATGACAACTATCGACTGCTGGAGAGCGGAGGGCGCGAGGCCCACCGTGAGTACGGCCTGGAGGCCGGGCGCTTTACGCGCGAGCTGGTTCTGAAGGCGGGCCTGTGGCCGGCTTCATTGCCGAGGTGGTTTGAAGACCAGCCACAGGCGGAAGATCAAAACAATCAGGAGCGAGCATTGAGCAGCACAGCAACACAGCAGATTGACATTGGTCAAGCCAGTAGCGTAGTGAATGAGATCCTGCAAGAGTGGCACCAGTGGTGCTCGAACACCAAAGTGGGGTCTGGCTACGGGAATAGGTCGGTGTCCTGCAGCCTTGGCCCAGGAGGTGGCGGCGCGTGGGAGGTTGCGGACCTGGAAGCTGTGGACGCTGTGATCGACGAAATCCCGCAGCCACACCGTACAGCCATCTCTTTCATTGCGCGCAACCTGGCTTGCCGCGCCCAGGTCTGGAGCAGCCCGCGTCTGCCCACTCAACGTGACGAGCTACAGGTGCTGCTGCTGGAGGCACGCAATATTCTGACGCGCGGCCTCATCACAAAAGGCGTGCTCTGATGCTTGACGCTTCACATTTTTTTGGCAGAATACGAAGCGGACCGGGGTAACTGCGTCCAAAATTTACAAAGCCTCAGCCTAATCGCTGGGGCTTTTTGCAATCGGCATTGGTCAATTGATCAGCGCATGACATTCCTTGGCACAAGCGTGGCAATCAATTGCGCACCTCCTGGTATGTTCGCGAAGGTGCTGCTCACATTCGTTGGCACATGCTAGGCAGATCTCGCCGCACAGCTTGCAAAAGTGCTTGGCCATCTCACTGTTGCGAGCCATAGCGCCTGAAGCCAGTGCGCATACGGCCGCGCAATCCATGTTCATTGCAATGCAACCAGCCATGGGACTCACGTCCTGCTCTTTAAGGCACTCGGCAATACAAGCATTACATGCAGTGATGCAGGCGTTACAAGCATCGATGCACCCTAAGTATTGATAGGTTGAGTTCATTGACTTCTCCTGAATGGGTGTGAAGGCTCACTATCAATTGGGTGCTTGCTAGCAGTGTGTTGGTGTAGGTGGATGTGCCAACATTCCGTCCAAGACGATTTGTGTTCCCTATCGCTGTGCCGCGGGCACTTGTTTGATCGCCTCGGCGGCTTTTTATTCACGGTTCGCTACCACCTAGCACGCCCGACGATCACGCACATTGCAGTAGGGGCGGATCACTCGGTGGCGGCACCTATGTCTGTGACAAAAACAGAAAGGGCCTACTAGGTAGGCCCTTGACTCACTGAAACTTGCCGATAGACGAGGGTGTAAATGAACTTCAGTTGTGATCTCTCTCTGGATGGAGTCTCTGGTGAGTGATTCCATTCTGATCTTCTGGTGCAGGAGGTTGCTAGGTGTTATCCCTTGGGTATTTTGCGGGGATGTGCATCGAAAAGGCGGTGCAGCATCAGGGACGGGTTGGTAATGCCTCAGCGCCCTAACAAGCCTTGTCGCCATCGAGGCTGCAATACCCTGTCGCGCTCGTCCTCGGGTTTTTGCGATGAGCACCAGTCCGAAGCCAGTGGCTGGAATCATCCGGGGCGAGGCTCGGCCAAGTCGCGTGGCTATGACTATGCGTGGCAGAAGATTCGAGAGTGGGTCATGCAACGCGATGCGTGCTTGTGCCAGCCATGCCTCAAGCTCGGTGCGGTGTCGGGCGCGCAAGAGGTCGATCACATTGTCTCGAAGGCCCAGGCAAAGCGGTTGGGCTGGACCCGAGAGCAAATGGACGCAAGAGAAAACCTGCAGGCGATCTGCAGGGCTTGCCACGCCGTTAAAACGGCGCGGGAGTCGCAGGGCTTGTTCACCTCAATTCTGACCTGATCGCTTCGCATGCGGGCTGCATCGCGCTGCTTGGGTGGTTCTGGGTGGGGAGGGGGAGGGTCGAAACCAGGGCACCACCGCCCTCTAGACCGACCGGTTCGTCGAATTTTTACGCCCGCGAAATATGAAATTTAACTGGAGGCCCGATGGCAGGTGCTGCTGGGCGCTCTGGCCGTCGCCCCAAACCTACGGCAAAGAAGCTGCTAGCTGGTAATCCAGGCAAGCGTGCTCTCAATCAAGCTGAACCGGACTTCGAGCTGGTTCTGAATATCGATTGCCCCGACTGGATGGGAGACAACGGCCGGATGCTCTGGGAAGCCGTGGCGCCTCAGTTGTGCAAAGAGCGCATTTTGGCGGCGACAGATATTCAGAACCTTGAGGTGTACTGCTCCGCTTATGACCAGTTTCGGATGGCCCAGGCGGATATCGCCCAGAACGGAGTGACGGTCTCTGGAGCCATGGGTGGCGTGATCAAGAACCCCGCAGCGACAGCCCTCAAAGAGGCGACGGCCATGATGGCCAGCTATGGCGGAATGCTGGGGCTGGACCCGTCCAGTCGACAGCGAATGATGGGGACAGGCAAGAAGAAGCAGAGCGACAACCCGTTTGCAGGGGTCATCAATGGCTAAATATCCGGCGGTGGATGCAGTCAACAAGTTCGCCAAGGCCGTAATTGCAGGAAAGGTTCCTGCATGTCGATATGTCCGGCAGGCCTGCCAGCGTCATCTGGATGATCTGCTGGCCAGCAAAAGCAAGACCTACCCCTACGAGTTTGATGCGAAGGAGGCGCAGAAGAAGATTGCTCTGATCGAGCTGCTGCCACACACCAAGGGCGAATGGGGCTTCAAGCGCCAGTTGATCACCCTTGAGCCGTGGCAGAAGTTCGGTTTGGCTTGCACCTTTGGATGGAAGCGCAAGAAGGATGGTCTTCGCCGCTTTCGTGAAAGCTACTGGGAGGTCAATCGCAAGAACGGCAAGAGCGTCATTGCCGCCGGCGTGGGTCTGGCCATGTTTGCGGCCGACAACGAGTTTGGCGCCGAGGTTTACTCCGGGGCCACCACAGAAAAGCAGGCATGGGAGGTGTTTCGGCCGGCGCGACTGATGGCAATGCGATCACCCATGTTGCTGGAGGCTGCGGGCATCGAGGTCAATGCCTCCAATCTGAACAAGCCAGGCGATGGCAGCCGCTTTGAGCCCATCATTGGCAACCCCGGTGACGGTGCCAGTCCATCATGCTCCATCGTGGACGAGTACCACGAGCACGATAGTGATGCGCTCTACACCACCATGCTCACGGGCATGGGCGCGCGCAAACAGCCTCTGATGTTCATCATCACCACGGCCGGCTACAACATCGAAGGCCCGTGCTATGACAAGCGTCGCGAAGTGGTGGAGATGCTCGACGGCACCGTTCCCAACGACGAGTTGTTTGGCTGGATCTGGACCGTTGATCCAGAGGATGACTGGAAAGATCCAAAGGTGCTGGCCAAGGCCAACCCCAATATCGGCGTGTCGGTCTATCAGGAGTACTTGGAAAGCCAGCAGCGAAGGGCCATCCAGCAGGCGCGCTTCACCAACACCTTCAAAACCAAGCACCTGGGTCTCTGGGTAACGGCTAAAGCCGGTTACTTCAACATGACCCAGTGGGAGGCGTGTGAGGATGAAACGCTGAATCTGGCTGATTTCGAAGGCCAGTCGGTGGTGTTGTCGTTCGACTTGGCTCGCAAGTTGGACATGAACAGCATGGCCCGCCTGTTCTGGCGCGACATTGACGGAAGACGGCACTACTACAGCATCGCTCCACGGTTCTGGGTGCCAGAGGACACGGTCAACAACAGCGACAACCGGCGGATGGCCGAGCGCTTGCAGAAGTGGGTCAATACAGGCCATCTGCTGACCACCGATGGTGCCGAGATTGACTACCGCGAGATTCTGGAAGAGGCCAAGGATGCTGCAAGGCTCAATCCTGTCGAAGCTTCGCCCATGGATCCGCACGGCGCCACCAACTTGGCACATCAGCTTGATGACGAAGGCTTGCTTCCGATCACCATCATCCAAAACTACACCAACATGAGCGACCCGATGAAGGAATTGGAGGCGGCCATCATGTCCGGGCGCTTTCATCACGATGGCAACCCGCTCATGACCTGGTGCATGGGCAATGTGATCGGAAAGCACCTGGTCGGCAACGACGATATCGTGCGCCCCATCAAGCAAGGTAACGACAACAAGATTGACGGAGCCGTAGCACTGATCATGGCGATTGGCCGCGCAATGCCTGGCAAGCAGGCAGAGCAGGAGGCCAGCATCTATGACAGTGGAGTCGGCATCTAGCCATCCAGACAGCTTGATCGGCTGGCCCTATCTATTACGAGAGCTGCTCAGCAGTCAATCAGCAGACCGCCCTTGAGGCGGTTTCTCGTTTGCGCACCGCGAAAGGACAACTGTGAATCCATTAACCATATCCAGAATCGTCGTCCGTCAAGATGCCAGCGGCCGATATTGTCTTAACGATCTGCACCGTGCCGCGGTGGCTCGAGGAAAGGCAACTAGAAGCCAGCGGCCAGGTTCGTTTATGAAGCGACCCGAGACTGTGGCTTTGATCGCTGCGATGAAAAAGCGATGCACTGTCCAGTGCATCGAACCTGTATTGACTGTTAGAGGCGGCTCGCAAGCGGAACAGGGGACATTTGTATCCAAGACGCTGGTCATCGCATATGCCATGTGGATTGACGCTGATTTCCATCTCGACGTTATCGAGGCATTCGACTCCATGCAGACCGCCAGCCTTGGCTTGTGGCAGCAACTGCAAACCGCAATTGCTCAGGAGGTCGAGTCCAAGGTGCGTGCGTCATTCGGTTCGCACTTGATGAATGAGCGCAAAAAGGAAAAGCAGCCACTGCTGAACCGCATCTTCCAGCTGGAGTCTGAGATTCAGCCTTCACTGCCGCTTCACTGATTTACCACTGTCCTTTCGTGGTTGCCACCCTCGGGTGGCTTTTTTTTGTTCCCGTCGCCTGGGATTGGCCCCTGGTGGCCTCTCCTTCACGCCCATGAAAAACCTCCTCAACCTCATTACCCGCGAGCTCGTGGGCCTGGCATTCATGGTGGTGGGCTTTGTCTGTTTGCTGGCCGGCATTGCCGCGCACTTCTCTCTGGCGGTCGCGGCCATGGTGGGCGGTTGCCTGCTGCTGGTTGCAGGCGTTGCCATTGATCGGATGAGCTGATGCTGTTCAACAAAAGAGAAACCGCCGAGCAGGCGGGCGCCCGTGTTGGCTGGCTGTCATCCATACTTGGTGGCTCCAAGCAATCGGCTGCCGGCCAGCTGGTTACGCCGCAGACGGCCTTGGCTTTGCCTGTGCTGCAGAACTGTGTGTCGCTGTTGGCCGAGTCTGTGGCTCAACTGCCGCTCGAAGTGTTCGAGCGCCTGGAGGACGGCTCCCGCAAGTCTGCAGATGCCCATCCGGCCTATGCGCTGCTCAAGTTCGCTCCCAATGATTGGCAGACGCCATTCGAGTCGCGTGAGTACGCGCAAACGGCTTTGGGGCTGCGCGGCAACGCCTACAGCTTCATTGAGCGCGACGGCCGCGGCAACCCCACGGCGCTGATCCCGCTCAACCCGGGCGATGTTCAGGTGTTCAAGGGCCCGGACCTCAAGCCGTATTACTCGATTGATGGCAAGGAGCCGGTGCCTGCGCGCTTTGTTCACCACGTGCGCTGGGTATCGCTGGACAAGTACACCGGCCTTTCGCCCATCGCCCTGCACGCCAACAGCATTGGCTATGCGCTGGCGCTGGAGGAGTACGGCGGCAAGTCCTTCCTACATGGCACCGCGCTGTCCGGCGTGCTGGAGCGCCCTAAGGAAGCCGCGGCCATCAAGGAACAAAGCGCCATTGATGCGCTGACCAACAACTGGCAGGCCAAGTTCGGGGGGGCGCCCAATGCAGGCAAGGTGGCGCTGCTGCAAGAGGGCATGACCTTCAAAGCCCTGTCCATGAACAACGTGGACGCGGAGCTGATCGGCGCGTTGAAGCTGGCCGCGGTGGACATCACTCGCATCTACAAGATGCCGCCACCCATGGTCGGGATGATGGAGGCCGCCACGTACAACAACGTGGAAAACCTCCAGATCCAGTTCGTGATCTACACCCTGATGCCATGGCTTCGCCGTCATGAGCAGGCGCTGCAGCGCGATCTGCTGCTGCCCTCTGAGCGAAGCCGCTACTACATCGAGTTCAACATCGGCGGCCTGCTGCGCGGTAACCAGGAGGCGCGCTTCAAGGCTTACGCCGTGGCGCGCCAATGGGGCTGGCTGTCGGTCAACGACATTCGTCGCCTGGAAAACCTGCCACCAGTCACCGGCGGCGATGTGTACCTGCAGCCCCTGAATATGGTCGGGGCCGACACGCAGATGCCCGAAAAACTCACTGATGCATCGGACGAGCAAGTCCGCGATATCCAGAAGGCCCTGACATGAAAAACTTTCCTCGCATCGCCAGCATGATCTTCAACACTCCGCAGATGGTGCGTGAAGACTGGCTGGACATGGCTGTGAACTGGGCCAACCAGGCGATGAACCTGAACATCGTCAACCTCAACCCTGGCGGTCAGGTCATGGCCATGGAGGATGACGAGCCAGTCAACGCCATCTCTCCGGCAGAGCGCCGCCTCAACGCCGCCCGTGAAAGCGGTGTCTATGTCCTGCCCATTCATGGCGCCCTGGTCTCGCGCTCCGCGCACATGGACATGTGCACCACCATGACTAGCTACGAAGGCATTCGCACCCAGCTGCAGGCCGCGCTGGCTGATGATGCTGTGGAGCATGTCGCGCTGGATGTGGACAGCCCTGGCGGCTCAGCCACCGGCATGACCGACCTGGCAGAAGAGATCTTTGCGGCCCGCTCCATCAAGCCCATCACGGCTATCGTGAACTTCTCCTGCTACTCAGCAGCCTACGGTCTGGCCAGCGCGGCCAACGAGATCGTGCTCAGCAAATCCTCGGGTGTGGGTTCCATCGGCGTCATCGCGCGACACGTGGACATGAGCAAGCGCTATGAAGAGCAGGGCATTAAAGTCACCACCATCTTTGCCGGCGCCCGCAAGGCGGACCTGGCCAGTGATGCTCCGCTGAGTACAGAAGCCGCGCAGTGGCTGAACGAGCTGGTACAGCAAAACTATGCGGAGTTCACGGAGCTGGTGGCCCGCAATCGTGGCCTGACAGTGGCCGCGGTGCGCGGTACCGAAGCGGGGGTGTACTTTGGTGGCAAGGGCATTGAGCTGGGCCTAGCGGACCGCATTGAACCGCCACAAGCGGCCATCAATCGCATCGCAGCCAGTGTTTCGGCTGGGCGAAAACCTCAGCCAGTGCGCAGTTTTAGTGCGCGTGCTGCGGCAATGGGCTGCCAGAGTCGATCCTAATCATCATCCGCGATCTGTTAGTCGATCGTCAGGGGCATGATCGATGCATTCGGATGAGCTCTAGGAGTGTCTTGAAATTCTCATCTGTATCGGCACTCTTCCAGCGATTCGCAAATCTGGCAACAATCTGGACATTGTCTGGGTGATAGTGTTCAGTCGAATCAATTCGATCCAATGAAGGCGTGAGATCGCCTTCGGTAACATTGGGGTCTAAGGGAATTCCTGTAAGCGCACATCGAAGCTCGGTGGCATGAAGGAGTTTTTGCAGGACTTGTCTAAAGTGATCTTCAGAGGCAAATTGCCAAAGCTTGTCTTTGGCAGCACTGCGAGATATTTGTCCGCTTTGCGCGCAGGTTTGCTGAACTGTTTTGAGCATTCTTTCGATCGTTTGTTCAACCGCGGAAGGTTTTTGAATCGGCAACGAAGGCACTGACCAACGGCGATTCTCTTGAGGTATGGAGAGCTGCTGTTGCAGAAGTTGAAGAAATTCCAGTGCTCCGGTGAGTTTGACTCCGATTCGGAAGTGTTCCTTCTGACTAGGAGCGTGATTCCCTGATGGCAGATGCTGCAAGTGCCTTTGGGATTCAAGCCAATTCCAAATATCTAGGTGCCGCCTTGGATCGTCATTTGGCCAAGCTAGAGGAGGTGGGTCTACTGCAATCTCAAGATCGTTTCCGGGTGTAATTACATTTCTATAGATCGAAACAGCCCATTTTTCGTGATGTCTGACACTTCGAGCTATGGGATGAATCAGGTACCTCCCATCGATGAGTTGAGAATCTGCTCCGCGCCTGAGAACTCGGGTTCTAGTGAAAATTTCGACCAGCTGATCGAGTTCTGCATCTGTGACTTTGCGTGGCATATCTAATCCTTTTGAGATAGAGAATATTGGAAGTGGTGCGAGAGAAGCCTTTCAGTAGACTGAAAACCATTTGTTACCATCGATCTAGAAAAAATATTGGGGAGCGGAATGGCAAGATGGATCGTGGTTGCTTTTATGCTGTTTCTTGCGGGGTGTGCATCGCAGCAAAGTGCTGAATATTCCGGCCTGCCGGACATAGCTTGTACGCCGTTCGAGGCGCATGTCACAAGCGATGATGAAAGTGTCCCTGCGACGTTTATTTGTCCAACTGGCGGTGCCCGCGCAAACTACGCAGCTAATTCGTGTGCATGGGTCGATGGGTACTACAGAAAGGATGGGGCATATGTCCCAGGTCATACCCGGTGTCGATACAACAATCCTGCACCGATCACCTACACGCCTGGTGCTGGCTCTGGTGCGGCTCCCTGCGTAACTGGCTATTGCGGTTCTGTGAATGTGCGAGGTTATTACCGCAAGGACGGAACTTATGTGCGTCCACACACCCGCAGTCGTGGACGCCGCTAGTGGCATTTGGATCAAACTCAACTGGTAGGTAGTTAAGAATGCTTGATCGAGTTCCTGTTCCAACGGACAACATCTATAAATTCATCGCGCTGTTTTCGCTGGTGGCCGCGATATTCGCAGTATGGGCAGCCCTTACTTTGCACAATGCGGCAAATGAGGTTGTTTACACAAACCTACCCGAAGTTGAATCCCTCAAGAAGCTGGATAGCAGGAGCCATGAGCAAGAGCTCATGCTTTCGTTGAAGCAGAGGCGGATCGAAATTGCAAAGGCTGACAAGAAGACTCTGACCAATGTTCTCAGCGGCCTACTTGGCTTCGCGGTCGTTGGAATAGGTTATGGCTTCTGGAAATGGCACAAAGAAATTCAGCCACTCACTGATGCACAAAACAAGGCGCAGCTAGAGATCTTGCAACTACAGATTGAGAAGCTCAGGCTCGAGAATCAGAAGTTGGCCGAGTCACTAAAGGGCGATGAGCCGCCGCTTGTTGCTCCCAGTCCACCGCAGCCAAGTGTGCTAGCTCAGGTGGTTGCCGCGCTATTGACCAGACGCTGATAGAGCAAAGCCCCTCGTGAGGGGCTCGATTGGATCAGTCTGTGGGGCTTATCCATCAAGCATTAGTCGCTGCCTACCTGTGCTGTTTTCTGTTCACGAGACGTGGAAGCCCGGTTGGCGTGTTGGAGGTCACGGCCCCATCAAAACCTTGCCGATAACCTCGATGGCTGCCGGAGCCTTCTCGAGCCCTAGGTCCACAAGCTTTAGCACGAGGTGTTTTGTAGCTTCGCCGGGCAGCTCGCGAAGTTGATCAAGAAATCGCTTCTTTTCGGGTTCCGGAAGGTCCGACTCAAGAATTTTGCTTTCAATCAGAGATTTGATGGTGTCGTCGTGGAGTTTGATCGTCACGACCCCCAGGATTGCTGACAAACCGCCATCGTCTGCCAGAAAGTCCATGCCCTTTGCGGTAGCCCTAGCTGAAAACGCCCGCGGAGCTTTGTCAGAAAGTGCTTGCGAGAACTTTGCTTCGCATAAGCCGTGCTCGTGCAAATAGGCTAGGTTCACTGCGCTCCCCGATAACTCGGCCTCCCAGCCTTGAACACTAACAGTGGCGGGGTACTGATCAGCAAGTTTCTGCAAAAGAGTGCGTTGCAACTTTCGGTCAAGGCTCATGTTGTTCCTCTGATTTTTTGTTCAGCCCAGCAACGGGCTTTTGCTGCAAAAGTCAGTTCTTACTATTGCATGGGCATGAATTAATGATCGGCGAGTTTTTTTGAGGATGGACGCTTCGAGCGGAAGCGACGTGGCTCATCAGGGAGAGATGTGGCTTTTAACTTCACCAATCGATCAATAGCAGCATTTGCCTGCTCTGTGAGCGCATCGAGTTGCCTTTTGTCCACAGAGTCCATTCGCTCAGAGGACATCTCAAACACATCTTCTAATTCGGCAATGTCGTCTTCTGGAAACGTGTGCGGAATTTTATGCTTATTGATTAGCTTGATGGCTTCAAGTGCGATGCCTGATGCAATACAGCTGTCAATAGCTAGCGTTTCCGCCTCCATCCGACTGTCCGCCAACTCAAGCTCCAGCGTGGCTATGCGTAAGGCCAATGCGTGCAAGTTTGGATCACTCGATGCCCCAGATACGAAGCTTCCCTCCAGCCGGGCCACGATCTCGGCGTTGAGGGTGCGGTTGTTGGACTTCGCTTCTGCTTTTAGTTTGTCACGCATGCCATCTGGCAGTCGCAGCATGAACTTGTCTGAGTCGCGGCCAGTGGTGGGTGTGTCTGTTGCCATAGCAAAAGTATAGCTAGTGTCACTGTGACTTAAAAATCCATTGACAAAGGAGTCACGGTGACATAAATTTCAATAAATAAGTCACCGTGACTTGTTTTGAAAGGACTCTATGAATGAACTTCCCAATACCAGCCCCAGCCTGACGGCAGACAAGTTCTTGATGCGTTTCTATCAGGACGGGCTCCGCAAGCAACTGAAAGTGCGCGCCGCTCAAAACGAACGAACCCTCAACGCGGAAATTCTCTACCTCATCAAGCGAGGCCTGGAAGCAGAGGGCGCGCTGCTTGTATCACAGGGTTCCTGAAATGCAAGGGGGTTGCATTTCCAGATTGCGTGGGATTCTTAAATCACAGCAACTGAACGGAGAAGAAGCGATGAAATCGAAGCCCACAAAGAAAAACGCCTTGGAGCTACTACCTTCCAAGGCGTCGAGTGTCAAAAACCAAGTTCTCACACAAGGATTCGACATGTCAGATTCTAACGTACAGGTACAAAAAAGTATCACCAGTTCCGAACAGGGCTCAGATGCTCTGTCTTTTAACAACATCACGTTCAACGTGGTGGAGCGCACAGGCAAGGCTTGGCTGAAGGCTGTTGAAATCGGCCGGGCTCTTGGCTATGTCGATGACAAGGCGGTCCAGCGGATCTACGCGCGCCACGCCGACGAGTTCACCAGCGAAATGACAGGGGTGGTCAACTTGACCACCCCTTCCGGAAAGCAAGATGCGCGAGTCTTCTCTCTGCGTGGCGCTCACCTGCTGGCTATGTTTGCGCGCACCAAGGTTGCCAAGGACTTTCGCAAGTGGGTGCTGGATGTGCTGGACCGTGAAGTGCAGCGACAAGCGCAGATGCAGGGGGCGGATACAGCACTGACGCTGGCGCGCGACGGTGCATTCGCCGGACTGGTGATTGCCGCGCGCCGCAAGCTGGTCACAGCCCTCGCGGACTTCGAGCGCCAGATGGCTGTTTGGGAAATCGTTGACGAGGAGGCCGATAGGTCGATGCCGGTCCCACAGATGCAGGAGATCAGCACGCGCCTTGAGCGGCTGGGCAAGCTCTTTCACCCATTCAGCGACCAGTTTGTGGATGTGCTGGGCATCAGTCGTGCGCTGCGAGGCCTGGACCCTCGTATGGGAGCCAGCAAGGCTGGCTGGGTTGAAGTTCTGCCCAAGATCACTGCATAACAGGGAGTCACTTATGAGCAATATCACACCATTTGTCTTCGATGGTCACAACGTCACCGTGATTGCGGATGATGACGGAAGCCTGCGCTTTGTAGCGATGGAGGTGGCTGACATTCTTGGCTACTCCGACGCATATGAGATGACGAAGCGCCTGGATGACGACGAAAAGCAAAACCGGCATATCGCCGGTTTTGGGCCCCGGGGTGTAACGATCATCACAGAGTCTGGACTTTATGACGCAATCCTGGGTAGCTCTAAGCCTGAGGCTAAGCCGTTCCAAAAGTGGGTGCGCGCCGAAGTGCTGCCGAGCATCCGAAAGACTGGCAGCTATACAACCAAGGTTGCCACGACGCCACTCAAGGCAACTGCTGACGCTGCCCGGGCATTTGCGCCGCTGGTTCGCGTTGCCCGTCTGCTGGGATGCGACAAGAATGCGGCCGCAATCAGTGCGAATCAGGCCATCTATCAGATGACCAGCATCAATCTGATGCAGCAATTGGGGCACACGCACCTGGAGGCGGAGAGCCAGGAGGGCCAGTGGTACACGCCGACAGAGCTGGGCAAAGTCATTGGTGCCAGCGCGCGTGGCACCAATCTGCTGCTGGCTGAGGCCGGGCTGCAGATGAAGCTGGGCGAAAAATGGGAGGCTACCGATGCTGGCAAGGACTTCTGCCGCCTGTTTGACACAGGCAAGAAGCACGGTAGCGGTGTCTCGGTGACCCAGATGAAGTGGTCACGCACCGTGATACCGCTGCTTGGCGAGCGCAAGGAAGTCGCCTGACCGGATAGCGCTCCATATCAATGCAAAACCCGCCACGGCGGGTTTTTTACTTTCTGCCGCTTGGGTTTGGGCCCGGGTGGTTTGTTCGCGCCCGCCATGGGCATCACTGAACCCGCCTTGAGCGGGTTTTTTTATTGAAAGAGACGTTATGTCCAGAATCCATGAAATCCGTAGCGAGCGCGCCAAGATCAACGACCGCGTGCAAGCCTTGGCCAAGCTCGAGGCCGAAAACGGCTCTCTGACTGCCGAGCAGCAGGCCGAGTTTGGTGAGTTGCAGGCGCAGTTCGAGGCCATGTCCGGCCAGATCGCACGCCTGGAGTCTGCCGAGCGCATGAACGCTGCGGCCGCAGTGCCTGTCTCTGCCGCCGCGGATGTGACTGCAACCAAGACCGTGCCTGCCCAGCCCAAGCAGCCCGAAGCACCTGGCGCCGGCATGGCGAAAATGGTGGTGGCTCTGGCCGCTGCCCAAGGCAATCGCCAGGCTGCGGCGCAGCTTGCCATTGAGCGCGGCTACGGCGAGCACATTGCAGCTTCGCTGAATACGCTGACCTCGGCTGCCGGCGGCGTGTTGGTGCCTACCAATCTGTCCAGCGAGGTGATCGAGCTGCTGCGCCCCAAGTCCACGGTGCGCAAGCTGGGCGCGCGTCCCTTGCCTCTGAATAACGGCAATATGACCATCCCGCGCCTCAAAGGTGGTGCTGTGGTTGGCTATATCGGCTCTGATTCCGATGTGCCGGCAACCCAGGGCGAGTTCGACGATCTGAAGCTGTCGGGCAAGAAGCTGGCGGCCCTGGTGCCTATCAGCAATGACCTGTTGGCCAACTCTTCGGCCAACCCGAATGTGGACGCCATCGTGGTGGGTGACCTGACCAGTGCGCTGGCGGCTCGCGAAGATAAGGCCTTCCTGCGCGACGACGGCACCTCCAACACGCCCAAGGGCCTGCGCCATTGGGCCTTGGCTGCCAATGTGTTCGCACCGACCTCGGCCACGCCCACATTGGCACAGGTGGATGCGGACCTGAACAAGATGCTGTTCCGCCTGGAGAACGCCAACGCCAACATGACTAGCGTCGGTTGGGTCATGAACCCACGCACCTTCCGCTTCCTGGCTTCTATTCGTGATGGCAACGGTAACAAGGCCTACCCGGAGCTTGATAACGGCTTCCTCAAGGGCTATGCGGTGGCATTCACCACGCAGATCCCCGCCAACCTGACCGTCGGGGCGGATTCCAACGGTTCGGAGCTGTACCTGGCTGACTTCGGCGATTGCTTCATCGGTGAAGACGAAGGTCTGGTGATCGATTACTCCAAGGAGGCCACCTACAAGGACGGCCAGGGCAATGTGATTTCCGCCTTCCAGCGCGATCAGACGCTGATCCGCGTGATCGCCAAGCACGACTTTGGGCCCCGCCACGTCGAATCCATCGTGGTGCTCAAGGATGTGCAGTGGGGCTCCAGCTTCGGCTAAGCCCGCCTCGTGTTGACCTGCTCTGGCCGCTGGCCGGAGCGTTCAAGGAGTGAGTAATGGAAAAAGTAGTCGTGCTGTTCATCAAACCCTTCGGGGCTTACGCCAAAGGCGATCGTGCGGGCTTTGATGCGGACGCCGCCCAGCACCTGAAGGATCTGGGTGTGGCCAGGCCTGATGCCGAACCCGATGCAGACCAAGTTGAGCAAGAGCTGGATGGTCTCCAGCCTGCCCACGTTGACGCTGCTGCTGAGCAGCAATTGCAGGAGCCGGCGCCCGAGCAGGCCCCTGCGGCGGAAGCGCAGCAAGCGCCCCAGGCTTCCGAGCCACAGTCCAAGCCAGCAGGCAAAGCACCCAAGAGCGCCAAGGCATGATTGCCCAGTACCTTGGCGATGAGCCTTTGACACTTGCCGAGGTGAAGCTGCAATGCCGAGTGGATGGTGACGATGAGGATGGCTACTTTGAAGGCATCCTTATCCCGGCCGCACGCGCGTTGGCTGAGGAGGTCAGTGGCGCGGCCATCCGCAAGGGGCGCTATATCGAGCAGGTCAGTGAGGCAAGCAATTCTGTGCTCGCCCGCGGCTGCGTGATTGAGGTGGAGGCTGTCACTGTCAATGGCGACGCTGTGCCTTTTGTCGTTGCGCAGACTGGCCGGCTCACCTTGGTTCAAGCATCTGGGTGTGCAGGTATGGCAGCGCAAATCACATACACAGCGGGTATCGACATCGCGGTGCACGCCGGCGTGCGCGCCTGGATGCTGCTGGTTGTCGCCTGGCTCTATGCCAATCGTGAGCTGATGGGGCGGCGCGAAGGGGCGAAGGCTCCTCCTCACATCAGCGCCGCTCTCTTGTCCAGCATCAACGTGCAACCGGGGTTTTGACCATGGACGCAGGAAGTCTTCGAGACCGTATCCACATCCAGCGCCGCTTGCCTGGCGGCGGGCTTGGCCAGCTATCGAACAACTGGGAAGAGGTTGCAAAGGTCTGGGCAAACATTCGCTTTGCATCGGGCAGCGAAACCGTGCGTGCAGGGCAGGTGGCCAGCAAAGCTCAAGCCAGTATCCGAATTCGATGGCGCACTGACATCAAGGCTGATATGCGTGTGGTCTGTGCAGGCGTGGAATACAGCATCAAGGCCGTTTTGCCAGAGCGGCAGCGCCGCGAGTATGTGGATCTGGTGTGTGAGGTGACCAATGGCTAGGGGGAGCAATTCACTTATTGCCTCTATCGATCTTTCAGGCCTCGAATCGCTCTTTGATGATCTGGGAGATGCAGCCGAAGAGGCGGTGCGGCCTGCGGCACAGGCTGCCGCCCAGGTGTTCTACGACACAGCCAAGATCAACGTCGCCAGAATCAAGAAGCTCTCGGGGAACCTGGGCAAGGCTATTTATCAGGCCTTCTCACCTGAGAACAGCGGTCAGGGCGTTGCTGAATATCACATCAGCTGGAATGCCAAGACCGCGCCGCACGGCCATCTGCTGGAGAACGGCTTTTGGCAGCGCTACCAGGTGGTGATGACCCGAAAGGGCTGGGTGACGCTGGCGCGGCCGGAGAGTGCCGGCAAGAAGAAGCCGCGGCGCAGAGCCAGTCAGGCCGAGAAGGATGCGTACTATTTGCCCCGCCCGGGTGGGCCGGTCTACATCCCGGGCAAGGCATTCATGCGCGGCTCGCTGCGCGCGGAGCCGGCTGCTGTGCTGGCCTCGGCTGATGTGCTTTGGCAAGCCTTGGAAAGGGTGAAGTGATGGACGAAGCTCTACACGCAGCCATTGCGGCCGTAATCCCGAGCTGCTACGGCACAGTGGCCCCGGCCAACGCGCAAACGCCTTATGTGATCTGGCAGCGCTTTGGTGGCGATACCAGCGAATACCTGGACAACGAGGATTCTCAGGTAGACGCCGCCGATGTGCAGATTCGGATTTTTAGTGCAGATATTCTGGAACCAAAGCGGCTGATGCCCCAACTGGTGAGCGCGCTACGTCAGCACCCAGAACTGACCATTCGGCCAGTCGGAAACCTCCGCGATGACTTCGACCACGATATGAATCTATTTTCGGCAGACCAGGATCTGCTCGTGCATTACTGAAGCTTTGGTAGCATTTCCACAAATTGAGTTTGGAGGGAATGTGAGAAATATTCTGAAAGTGACCGGGCTGTCTTTTTTGATATTGGCGGTGGGCTTCTATCTGTACACAAGCTACCTGGTACACCAGCATCGTCAGCTCGTGGCCTCTGGTATGAAAGACCCTGATTCGGTTAAGTTCAGAAATGAAAAGCTGACGGGCGGTTGGACCCTCGCAACTAGCAAGCTGTGCGGAGAGGTGAATAGCAAGAATAGCTATGGCGCTTACTCTGGATTCGTTATGTTCGCTTCCGATTCTGGAGGGCGGCCATATTTGGCTACGGAGCCGGGCCCTGATGCATTTATCGAGGGCTATTGCGAATAGTTCAAATTTAATTGATTGACCGCTCGCTGAGTGGTTTCGTTTGCCCGAGAGGGCTGCACAACCCGCCATGGGAAACCTGGCGGGTTTTTCTTTGCCTGAAAGGGGCACAACCATGCGCAAAGTTCCTCTGCCCGATGGGGCAAAACTCTATCTGTACACCGCCGCTCTTACCGCCTTGGCTCCTGGTGCAATGTCCAATGCCGCGCACGCAGTGGTGACGGTGGCGAACACTCTGGCTGTCAAGGCTGTGGTGGTCATCACCAGCGAGGACTACCCTGAACTGGAGGGCCGCGTTGCCCGCGTCAAGGCCGTGACGGCCGACAGCGTGACTCTGGATGGTGTTGATACCAGCGATCTCACAAAATTTCCGATGGGTGGAGAGGTATCGCTGATCCCTCTGGTTGCCAACGAATGGCAGCGCCTGCCCTATATCCCCAGCTTCGCGCTGAGCGGTGGTGAGCTCAAGACTGGCAGCAGCAGCTATCTGGACGTTGAAGACGAGCAGGAATTCAGCCAGGGCCGCTCGGCGCGACGCCTGGAATACACCATCAGCTGGAAGCAGGATGGAGTGGCTCGCGCCGCTCTGCAGGCATGTAACGGCTTGGATTCAGTGCACCGTCTGCAGTTCAAGGACGGCTCCGCCAGTTACTACGTGGGCGAGTTGGCCTACGACGATGTGCCCAGCACAGAAAAGGGCAACGAGCAGACCACCAAGTCCACGGTGCTGCTGCGTGGCGCTCCGACCAACCTGCCTAAGGCTGCTTGAGCATGAGCGAACAGATTGCACGCCAGATCGTGCTGGGCCAGCGGCCCAAGGGCATCGTTCACTCGCTCAAGATCGCCATGCTGGATGGGACGGAGGGTCTGCTGCCCGTGACCTTCCGCTACCGTGATCGTGTGGAATTCGGCGCGTTCCTGGACGGTATTTTCGCGGCTGAGGCTCCCGCCTTTGATGCCACTGCAGGCCAGCCCTCCACTCAGCAGCAGCGCGGAGTGGTGCAACTCAATGGGCAGTACATCCATGGGTGTCTACAGGATTGGGGGCTGGATGTGCCCTTCACCTTGGACAACTGCATCCAGTTGGCAACTGAGTTGCCAGCCGCAGTCCAGGCCGTGATGAACACCTACAAGCAGCTGTGCATGGAGGGCCGCTTGGGAAACTGATTGCGGCAGCGCGTGCGCGATACATGCAGCTCCCGGATGCCCAGTACCTCAAGGAATGGGGGCTGCCGGTGAGCCAGTACGCCGACATGTTCAGTGTCCAGGTCTGGCCCGAAAACTGGACTGCCTGGTGCCTGTTCGATGCCCTGCAGACGCAGTGGCGCGTCGGCGCCGGCGGCGTGGTGGGGCTGGACTACGGCGTGCTGGCCGATGAACTTCGCGCCCGCGAAATCCCCCATGAAGACCACGACCGGCTGCGCGCCGAGGTTCGCGTCATGGAGGCTGCCGCACTTCAAGAAATCTATGCTGAGGCTGAAAAATGAGCGATACCGACCGCCGTAAAGTCCAGATTGAGGCCTCGCTGGACGCCACGGGTGTGCGCGAGGGTGCCGTTGACGCTGTGGCGGCAGCCAAGGGCATGGCCGCAGGCGTGGAGGCTGCAGGCCAAAAGGCTGCACAGGGTCTCAAGCCCCTGGAGACACAGCCGCAGCAGGCTGCAGTCGCCATGTCTCGGGCCGAGAAGAACATGGTCGGCAGCATCCAGCGCGCCACGGTGGCCATGCAGTCGGGTGGCAAGGCCGGCTCGGAGTACTACGAGATTCTGGCCAAGCAGCGCGGTATCTCGGGTGATGTGCTCAAGCCTTATATCGACCAACTGCGCCAGGCCGAGGCAGCGCAAAAGCGCCTGAGCCAGCCCGGCCAATATGTCATGAGTGACCGCGCTCACTCTGCTGCGATGCGTGGTGTTCCTGCGCAGTTCCAAGACATCATCGTGTCGCTGCAGGGCGGGCAGAACGCCATGACGGTATTCCTGCAGCAGGGCTCTCAGCTGATGTCCATGTTTGGTGGGGCGGGTGAGGCCGCCAAGGCACTGGGCGGTTATGTGCTGGGGATGGTGAACCCGTTCACGCTTGCGGCCGCAGCAGCTGGCGTACTGGCGTACGGCCTGTACTCAGGCGCCAAAGAAGCCCATGCATTCCTGGTCGTGCTGCAAAAGACTGGCAACCAGGCCGGTACCAGCGTCCAGCAACTGGTAGACATGTCGGCCGCCATGGATAACGTGGCAGGTATTACCCAGGCCAAAGCGGCCGAGGCCCTGGTCACATTTGCAGCGAATGCTGGCGTTGGTGCTGAACGCCTGCAGCGCTACACCACGACAGCGATTGAGTGGGAGCGTGCCACCGGGCAATCCGTGGAGGAGGTGGCCAAGGACTTCAAGAAGTTGGGCGAAGACCCCGTCAAGGCGGTGCTTGAGCTGAACAAGCAAATGGACTTCCTGACGTCGGCAACCTTTGAGCAGATCAAGTCGTTGCAGGAAGTGGGGCGTGAGACGGATGCAGCCCGCGTGGCCCAGGACGCCTACGATTCGGCCATTGCCGGCGCTACCAGCACGATCACCGCCAATTTGGGCCTGGTGGAGAAGGGATGGATTGCCATTCGGAATGTGGGCGCCGAAGTGATCGACATGATCAAGTCGCTCGGCCGCCAGGAGGGCATGCATGCTGTGGTGGAGCGGCTGCAGAAGGAGGTCAATGACTACCAGGAGCGAGGCCCGACCAACTCTGTGACCGAGAGCACAGGCAGCTATGCCAAGGGCCTCAAGACCCGTCAGAAAAGGCTCGACAAGGCGCGCGAGATGTTGGGTCTCTCCGAGTCGGCCAACACTTATGTGCAAGGTTCTCGTGAACGTGAGCAGGCACTTATCAATCTGAGCGCAGAAGCCAGCAAGCACTATGACAAGCAGACGCAGAAGCGCCTTGAGTTGGCTGCCGCTGAGAAGAAATACGGAGAGGCAGTAAAGACCAGCGCAGAGGCTCAGAAGCAGTATGACTTGCTCGTTGCCGGCATCAATAAGAAGTATGAGGAGAAGGAGAAGAAGGGTGGCAGCACAGCGCCTGCTTCCCGTCGCCTTGACCTTTCAGAGATCCAGCAGCAAATGCGTGATGAGCTGGCGACCATTGACCAGCAGCAGCGCGCTGTGGAGTTACGCCGGCAGGCCGGATTGATTAGCGAGCAGGATTTCTACAGCCGCAAGCGCGAGCTGATTGTTCAAGCCAATGGGACAGAGCAAAAGGCCCTGCAGGCTCAGATTGATCGGTTGGAGCAGGAGAAAGTAAAGGGGAAGGAGGCCTTAGAGGTCCGCAAGCAATTGGTTGATGTGAGGGGGCGCCTCAGCGTCAAGGTGATGGAGGGCGAAAACAAGTTGGCCGCAGTCGATCAGGATGCTTCCATGGCGATGGAGCGCCAGAAGGCCGCGCTTGAATCGCTGACAAAGACCCATCAGCGCTACATCGAGCAACTCGATAAGGAGCAAGAGCGCACCATCGCTGGAGCCTGGATGGGGGATAAAGAGCGCGGGCGCGCACAGGGTAAATGGCAGATCGAGGACCAGTATCTGGCAGAACAGCGCCGACTCGAAGATCGGCAAATGTTTACCCCTGGTCTAAGTGTTGAGCAGCGACAACAGATTGAGCGCCGACTACAGGAACTCCAGGTCGAGAAGGAGCGGGAGATCCAGGTGTATGACCAAACCTATCAGCAGTTGGACCTGCTGCAGGAGCGGTGGCAACTGGGTGCGAGTGTCGCCTGGCAAAACTTCGCGGACATCGCTGCGAATACAGCGCGCCAAACCGCAGATGTATGGACTACTGCGCTGAACGGTGTTGCCGAAAACTTGGCGAACCTGGTGGTGAATGGGAAGGCGTCACTTGGCGACCTGCTCCGGACGCTGGCAATGATGGAGGCACGCACCGCCTTCAGCAAGGGCATCGTGTCGTTGGGTGGGGCGGTGCGCAGCGTGCTTGGCTTCGATGACGGTGGCTATACCGGCGATGGTGGAAAGCTGGAGCCGGCGGGCATCGTCCACAAGGGCGAGTTCGTGATCAATGCCGAGAACACCAAGCGCCTCGGCCTAAGCATGCTCAACCGCCTCAATGGAAAACCCCAGGGCTATTCAGACGGAGGCCTGGTGGGAGGGCAAGCCTTTGGTGCTGGCGCAGGTCTGGTGGGTTCCTCTGCGGGGACTGTGATCATCGACGTGGATGTCAATGTCCAGTCTTCTGGACAGGCCCAGGTGTCGGCCACAGCTGCAGGTAATTCGGAATCCTCCATGGCGCAGCTGGGCAAGATCGTCGGCAATGCCGTGCGCGAGCGCATTGCTCAGGAAATGCGACCAGGGGGCCTGCTTTGGTCGCAGCGAAATGGGAGGGCCTAAATGCCTGAGATCTTTGGATGGCGGCCGTTGTCTGAGCCGAAAGGGACGGTATCGCATCGGACTTTGCGAGCGCAATTTGGTGATGGATACGCTCAGGTAGCGGGGGATGGCATCAACCCCCGTAAACAGTCGTGGCCGTTGGAGTTTCGCGGTCGTGCTGGGCAGATCAAGCCGATCAGAGATTTTCTCGATCGACATGCGGGTGCGCGGTCTTTTACCTGGACACCTCCCCTTGGAGATCCTGGTCACTACCTGGCTGGCGACTATCAGATAACCCCTCATGGGGGTAGAGGGCCACTCAAGAGCTACACGCTGTCGGTGACTTTTACCGAGTTCAACCAGCCATAGCGGCAATTGTTATCCGCCACCAGCCCGCCTTGTGCGGGCTTTGTCGTTTCTGGACTTCACATGATTACAGCTGACATTCAAGGCCTTACCCCAGGCGACCGGGTCTACCTGTTCGAGCTGGACGCCACACAGATTGGCGGCGAGCATCTGCGCTTCCATGGCTACCCCCAGGCCGGCCCCATCTGGTGGCAGGGCAACGAGTACGGCCCCTGGGCCATCGAGGCCGAAGGCTTTGCGCGTACTGGGGTTGGTACCCAACCGGCACCGACCTTGCGCGTTGGCAACATTGGCCAGGACGAGCAGGGCAACCCGCTGCCGGGCGTCATCTCGGCGCTGTGCCTGGCGCTGGGCGACCTGGTGGGCGCGCGCGTCATCCGGCGCAGCACCCTGAGTAAGTACCTGGACGCAGCCAACTTTCCAGGCGGCAACCCGACAGCCGACCCGCTCGAGGAGCTGCCTCCGGAGATCTGGCTGATTGAAGCCAAAACGGCAGAGGACAAGGAAACCGTCGAATTCGAGTTGCGCTCGGCTCTCGACTTTGACGGCGAGCAACTGCCAGCACGCCAGATCCAGGCCAGCATCTGCGGCTGGCTTTCCATTGGTGGCTACCGAGGCCCGTACTGCGCTTACACCGGCTCGGCCATGTTTGACCGTGACGGCAATCCTGTCGCAGATCCCACGCAGGACAAATGCGGTGGCCGTGTGAGCGACTGCAAAAGGCGCTTTGGCGAGTGGCAGCCCATCAATTTCGGCGCCTTTCCTGGCGCCGATGCACTGCGGGGGTATTGACCATGCTGCACAAGAAAACCATGTCGGCCATCCAGGCCCATGCCCTGGCCGAGTACCCGCGCGAGTGCTGCGGTCTGATCGTGGCCATTGGCCGGCACGAGGAGTACCGGCCATGCACGAACCTCGAAGCCAGTACAGGGCAGTTCCGCATGAGCGCCGAGGCCTGGGCCGAAGCCGAGGATGCCGGTCAGGTGCTGGCCGTGGTGCATAGCCACCCCGACGCCCCGGCAACGCCCAGCGAGGCCGACATGGCCGCATGCGAGGCCTCGGGCGTGCCCTGGCTGATCGTGAGCGTGCGCGAGGGCGCGGTGGACGATGTGTATCAGTTCGCTCCGTGCGGCTGGCGTGCGCCGCTTCTGGGCCGCCAGTTTTTCCATGGCGTCCTGGACTGCTACACGCTGATCCGTGATTGGTACGGCAGGGAGGCTGGCATTGAGTTGCCTGACTTCGAGCGCGCTGACGACTGGTGGAACAACGGCCAGGACTTGTACATGCAGCAATTCGGCCTGGCCGGCTTCGAGCGTATTCCCGAGGGTGACGCCATCCAGGCCGGTGATGTGGTGCTGATGGCGGTGAGCTCGCCGGTGGCCAACCATGCCGGCATCTATCTGGACCAGCGCCATCTAGTCGAGGCGCCCGACCTGCACCCGGTACCGAACGCCATGCTGCATCACCTCTATGGGCGCTTGTCTGAGCGTGTGGTGTACGGCGGTTACTGGCAAGAGATCACGCGCGCCGTGATTCGACACAAGGACTTCAAGGCATGACCTACACCGACGACCAACCGCTGCGCACAGTGCGGCTCTATGGCCGCCTGGGCGCTCAGTACGGGCGCATGCACCGCTTGGCCGTGGCCAGCTGCGCCGAGGCCGTGCAGGCCCTGGCCGTGCTGCTGCCTGGCTTCGAGCGCGAAATGATGACCAGCCAGAGCCGTGGCGTGGGCTATGCCTGCTTTCTGGGAAAGCGCAATCTGTCCGAAGACCGGCTGTGCGATCCCGCCGGCGGCGATGACATTCGCATCGCTCCTGTGGTGCAGGGTGCAAAGCGCGGCGGTCTGTTTCAGGTGGTGCTAGGCGCAGCCCTGTTTTTCGCAGCGCCGTACATCGCGCCCGTGGTGGGCAATATGGCCGGCGCTTTGGGCTTTGATGCCATCAATGCACTGGTGGCCACCAGCAGCGCGCTGTCGGGTATGGGCGCTGCAATGATGCTGGGCGGCGTGGCCCAGCTGCTGAGCCCGCAACAACGTGGCCTGAGTGCCAAGGACGGTCCGGAAAACGGCGCTTCCTACAACTTCAATGGGCCGGTGAACACCACCGCCCAGGGCAACCCCGTGCCGCTGCTGTACGGCGAATTGATTATTGGCTCCGCGACTGTCAGCGCGGGCATTTACTCCCAAGACCAACAATGAACGCTTTTGAAGTAGTGCAGCCTCGCCCTGTGCGCGGCGGCTGGTCCCTGCGCGGCTACAAGGGCAAGGGCGGTGGCGGTGGTGCGCGTCAGCCTGTGGAGGCAGCTGACAGCCTGCACAGCACCAGCTACGCCCGCGTGCTTGATCTGCTGAGCGAAGGCGAGATTGCCGGCCTGGTCAATGGCCTGCAGTCCATCTATCTGAACAACACCCCACTGCAGAACGTAGACGGTAGTTTCAACTTTGCGGGCGTGACAGCAGACTTTCGTGCTGGCTTTCAGACGCAAGACCCCATCCCAGGCTTCCCCTCAGCGGAATCTCCTGTGGCCGTGGGCGTGGAGCTCAAGGCGGCTACGCCTTGGGTGCGCTCCATTCTCAATCGCAACCTATCGGCCGTGCGTGTCACGCTGGGCGTGGATGGCCTGTCCAAGGCCAACACCGAAAACGGCGACATCAGCGGCTATACAGTCAACTACGCGATTGACCTGCAGACCGATGGCGGCGCCTGGGTGCAGGTGCTGGCTGCAGCCTTCACCGGTAAGACCACGCAGCAATATCGCCGCACGCATCGTATTGACCTGCCCACGGCCGTGACCAACTGGACGCTGCGCGTTCGCCGCGTCACGCCCAATGCGAACAGCAACACGGTGGCAGATACCACGGTGATCGAGAGCATCACTGAGGTGATCGACGCCAAACTGCGCTACCCCATGTCGGCCCTGGTCGGCCTGCAGGTGGATGCCAGTCAGTTTCGCGACAGCGTGCCCACACGCGCCTATCACTGCCGTGGCCGGATCATCCGCGTGCCGAGCAACTATGACCCGGTGATGCGCACCTATGCGGGGATCTGGGACGGCACATTCAAGAGCGCCTACAGCAACAACCCGGCATGGGTGTTCTACGACCTGGCCACCAATGACCGCTATGGCCTGGGTAAGCGCATTCCGGCTGGCTGGATCAACAAATGGTCCCTGTACCAGATTGGCGTCTATTGCGACGGCATGGTCTCCAATGGCCGTGGCGGGGTGGAGCCACGTTTTACCTGCAATGCCTATCTGCAGAGCCGAGGTGATGCCACACGCGTGCTGCAGGATCTGTGCAGCATTTTCCGGGGCATGGTGTATTGGGCTGCTGGCGCTGCTGTGCCCGTGGCGGACATGCCGCGCGATCCTGCTGTCACCTACAACCAGGGTGATGTAATCGATGGCCGCTTCTCGTACAGTGGTAGCCGCTTGAAGGACCGCCACACGGTGGCCCTGGTGTCGTACAACGATATGACGGACTTTGGCCGTCAGAAGGTCGTCTACTACCAGGACGATGCAGCCGTGGCCCGCTACGGCATCCGCAAGGTGGAGATCTCCGCCTTTGGCTGCACCAGCGAAGCTCAGGCATTGCGTGTGGGCCAGTGGGCGGTGCTGACCGCCCAGCGCGAGACCCGCTCGGTGTCATTCTCGCTGGGGCTCAAGGGAAATCTGTGCTCGCCTGGCCAGGTCATCGAGATTGCCGATAGTGCATTTGCTGGCCGCCGCATGGGCGGTTTGGTCAAGAGTGCGACGGCTGCCAAGGTAGCGCTGGACGCCCCTGTGACGGCCCAGGCGGGTGACTCCATCACTGTGATGCTGCCCTCGGGGGTGGCTCAGTCTCGCCGCATCGCCTTTCTGGAAATGATTGGCGGCACCCAGCATGTGAGCGTCAATCCCGCGTTTGATGCAGCGCCTGTGGCAGAGAGCAGCTGGGCCATCAGCACTGCCGATGTGGCCACGCAGCTTTTTACCGTGCTGTCGGTCACAGAGGGTACTGGCCCGGGCCTGACGTTCGATGTGTCGGCCATTCAGCACGAGCCCGGCAAGTTTGCCTCCATCGACCAGGGCGCGTTGCTGCCCGAGCGCCCTGTGTCCGTAGTACCTGCCCAGGTGCTGCCAACGCCCATCGGCGTGACCGTGGGAGCGCACAGTGTCACAGCGGCGGATGGCACGGTCAGCACTACTGTCACGGCCTCATGGAGGGCTGTTGCTGGCGCTGCTTTCTATGATGTGGAGTGGTCCCGCTCGCAGTCAGACTGGGTGCGCATGCCGCGCACGGCGCTGACCGCGGTTGACGTCCCGAACGCATATACCGGTGACTACCTGGTGCGCGTGCGTGCGATTTCCGCCATCGACACCGTGAGCGCTTGGGGCTACAGCGCCGCCACGCCCGTGGCCGCGAAGGCCTCGCCGCCTCGCAACTACGACACCTTCATGGTGTCTGAGGCGGACAGCGGAATGCGACAGTACAGCTTCGCTTACACCACGCAAAGACCGCCTGCCGATCTTGCTGGCGCCGAGATCCGCTACATCCTCGGCTCGCCCGTCAACATTGACTGGCAGCAGATGCGCCCGCTGGACGATGGCGGCTACTACACCAATAGTTTCGAGAGCACCAAGCCCGAAGCCGGCCTGTGGACATTTGCGCTGCGTGCCCGCAGCCGCTCCGGGGTGCTTTCTGAGGGCATGCTCATCTGGCGTGGCCAACTGTTGCACAACGTGGCCGATGTAGCTCCCGACCTGACGCCACCGCCCACGCCCACCGGCTTTGCTGCAATGGCTGCCTTGACCACAGCCACTCTGCAGACAGATCTGCCCAGCTATGAAATGGGCCACGGGCACGCCACCACGAATTTCTATGTGGCGGAAGTCACAACGGCCACGCCCAACCCCGCATTTGGCGCTGCCCGCCTGGCGGTGGCCAGCCCTGAGCATGTGGCAACGGCCGCAGTCGAGCTGGGCAAGACCTATCGCTTTTGGGCGAAGTGGAAAACCCTGGACGGCGTGGAGTCCGAGCAGCCTTCTGCGCCGGTCACTCTGACTGTTGGTAAGGTGGGCAATAGCGACCTGGGCGATTTGATTGTCGAGGCTGGCAATCTGGCGGATGGAGCAGTCAACGCTTCCAAGCTGGCCGAGAAGGCTGTGGACGCTACCAAGTTCGCCAGTGGCATCGAGCCGGTGGGCATTGTGTCGGGTGGTTCGCTGCCCACGGTCAAGACCACCAGCACCGTGGTGTTTGGCGGCAAGCTCTATCGCTGGAACGGTACCGCATACACAGCGGCCGTGCCGACCGCAGACCTCACCGGGCAGATCAGCTCGGCTCAGCTGGCCGACAACGCGGTGACCGTCTCCAAGATCGCGGCCGGCGCCGTGGACGCGGGCAAGATTGCGGCCGGTGCCGTGGGCGAGACGCATCTCGCAAACCTAGCCGTGACGGCTGCCAAGGTGGCCGACAACGCCGTTACCGTCTCCAAGATTGCCGATTGCGCAGTGCAGGCGGGCAAGATCGCCGCGGGTGCCGTGGGCGAGACGCATCTCGCCAACTTGGCCGTCACGGCCGCCAAGGTGGCCGACAACGCCGTCACTGTCTCCAAGATTGCCGATGGCGCGGTGCAGGCCGGCAAGATTGCGGCCGGGGCCGTGCGCGAGACGCATCTCGCCAACCTGGCCGTGACGGCTGCCAAGGTGGCCGACAACGCCGTCACCGTCTCCAAGATTGCTGATGGGGCAGTGCAGGCGGGCAAGCTGGCCAGCAATGCCGTGACGGCTGACAAGATTGCTGCATCTGCGGTGGATGCTACCAAGTTCGCCAGTGGCATCGAGCCGGTGGGCATCGTGTCGGGTGCAACCTTGCCCACGGTCAAGACCACTAGCGCCATTGTGTTCGGTGGCAAGCTCTATCGCTGGAACGGTACCGTCTACACGGTAGCTACTGCCGCTGGCGATGTGACCGGGCAACTGACCGATGCGCAACTGGCGGCCATCAGTGCGTCCAAGCTCACGGGCCAGATCACGGGCACGCAGATCACGGACGGGGCCATCAGCACGCCCAAAATCGCTGCGGGTGCCGTATCGGCCAGCCAGATCGCTGCAGGGGCTGTGACGGCGGGCAAGATCGCCGCCAATGCGGTGACCGCCACGGAAATCGCCGCCGGCGCGATTACTGCAGGAAAGATCGCGGCCAATGCAGTTACTGCTAATGAGATCGCGACGAACGCTGTGACTACGGCCAAGATCGCTGCTGGAGCGGTGACGACGGGAGAGCTTGCTGCAGGCGCTGTGACTGCTAACAAGTTGGTCGTGACGTCTACGGATACGGTCAACGTTGACCCGTTCTTCCAAGACGCGGATCTTTGGAGCTATGCCAACTTCACGCGTAAAAACGTAGCCGGTTCTCCGGGGCCGTTCGTTCTGTCCGCTACCGTTAACGCCAATCTGTTGTCGTTCGGAACCCGCACACCGATTGACACCAGCAAGACGTACCTGTTTGAGACTTGGTATCTCGCACTTGCGGCTACGCCAAACCGTGGCTTCGCGACAATCCGGTTCTACGACATAAATGGCAATGAGCTGAAGAGTGCAGACGCTCCCGCGCTGAACTGGCCTGGGTACAACTCTTCATCTGGCAACTACTACTTCCCTGCCGTTACGGGAGCCGGTACAGCTACGAGTTGGACACGTCATACAGTGACCGTCGGCCCAGAAGGCTCGGCAGGCTTCCCACCAAAGGCTGCGTATTTCGCTGTTGGTACGTTCCTGAACTACAGCGGAGCGGCTCCGGTTGTTGAAATGCTGTGGGGCGGCGTGCGAGTCGTGGAGATGTCTCGAGGTGAGCTGATCGTAGACGGCGCAATCACCGCTGCGAAGATCGCTGCCAAAACCATTACTGCTGCTGAAATCGCAGCCGGTTCGATCACCTCCACCGAACTCGGCGCGAACTCCGTGACGGCAGGCAAGATCGCCGCAAACGCGGTCACGGCCACGCAAATCGCGGCTGGCACAATCACGGCGGCAGAGATTGCCTCTGGTGCTATCACCGCGGTCAAGATCGCAGCCAAGGCCATCACAGCAGCCCAGATTGCAGCCAACGCGATCACTGCCACCGAGCTGGCGGCCAATTCCGTGACCACGGCAAAGATCGCCGCAAACGCGGTCACGGCCACGCAGATCGCGGCTGGAACGATCACGGCGGCAGAGATCGCCTCTGGCACCATCACTGCGGACAAGATCGCAGCCAAGGCCATCACTGCGGCCCAGATCTCTGCAGGCGCGATCACTGCCACCGAGCTGGCGGCCAATTCCGTGACCACGGCAAAGATCGCGGCCAATGCAGTCACGGCGACGCAGATCGCGGCTGGCACGATCACGGCGGCAGAGATTGCCTCTGGTGCCATCACCACGGCCAAGATCGCGGCCAATGCCATCACGGCGGCTCAGATCGCTGCAGGCACTATCACTGCGGCAGAGCTGGGGGCCGGATCTGTGACCACAGCCAAGGTGGCGGCTGGAGCCATCACGGCGACGGAGATTGCTACCAACGCGATCACGGCCGTCAAGATCGCGGCCAGCGCCGTGACCACGGACAAGATCGCCACGAATGCGGTGACGGCCAATGAAATCGCGGCCAACGCCATCACCACGGCCAAGATTGCTGCAGGCGCGGTCAATGCGGCGCAGATCGCAGCTGGGGCCATCACGGCCACAAAGATGACTCTGACGGATACGTCAAACATCTTTCCAGACCCTGACCTGGCCGATCCTGACTTTTACTCGGGCGACGGCCCGTACACCATCCCTACCGCATCTGGTGCTGGTTACGGGTTCCGCTACCTGAATTTGACGGGCACGGCCTCATCTTCGACCAACACCGAAGTCGTGAGCGGCTGGTTCCAGATGGAGACAGCGCGCGAGTTCTCTGTCGCCCTGGTGGCTAATGTCAGTGTCGCCAATGCTGGCATCGCATGCTCTGTCTATCTGGAGCTGGGCTCTGTGAGCACCGCCGGCGTGGTGACGGCTACCCGCCGCCTTGCAATCCGCGAGGACTACACAGGCACTTCCTCTGCAGCGCTCACCGTCACGCTCGGCCCCACGACCACCGCTGAAAAACGTGCGCGCCTAGTGTTTGTCCGCAAGGTCACAACACCGGCCACTGCGACAGCTCGCTTCTCGGCGGTGGTTATCCGCCGTGCGGTATCGGCTGAATTGATCGTGGACGGCGCCATCGTTGCCGCCAAGCTGTCTGCCAACGCCATTGCTGTTGGTACCGCCGCCATTCAGAACGGTGCCATCGTCAACGCGATGATTGGCAACCTGGCGGCTGACAAGATCACTGCCGGCACGTTGGCCGCGGCACGAATCGCAGCTGGCTCCATCGATGCGACCAAGCTGGCGGCTCTGGCTGTGACGGCAGGCAAGATCGCGGCCAATGCCGTGACCGCCACGGAAATCGCTGCCGGCGCGATCACCGCTGCCAAGCTGAGCGCTGGTGCTGTGACGGCCGACAAGATCAGCGTGGCCACATTGAGTGCCGTAGCGGCCAATATGGGCACTTTGACCGCTGGCCGTATCCAGAACGCAGCCAATACTACGTTTATTGATTTAAATGCAACGGGCTCAACGCAGGCAATTAAGTTCGGCAATGATCTGAGTTATTCGGAATCCGGCGGTCTTGTGATTAATCGCCTGTCTGTGATTGGCACCAATCAGCTCGCTCCTAATTCTGTTTCAGAACAGAATTACGTTGCGATGCCGAGCGAAGTTGAGTTATTTCAAAATGATAACTTTACGCAATATTGGCAAGTGAGTTTGCCGCCGGGGCAGACTTCTTTGGTCGTTAACAGCGGAAGCTATCAGTTGAATAGCTGGGGGCCAAATCTTGAAGGCTACAAGCTAGAGATTCTGGTGCGCGCGTGGGGTGCTGGATCGAACTACAAAGACCTTGGTTATTTGGTTCTAGATGAACGTCCAGCCAACGGATCCAATGCTCCACCGCCAAGCTGGTTCACATTCCCTCTGGGAATGGTGAACTCTGACGTTTATCCCAATGTGATTTTCTACTACCGATCAATTGGGAAGAACCTTGTCACTAGCATGACCAGAAAAATTAATTTCATGAATATGGAAATTCTCTCCATCAAACGTTAATCAGGAGGTTATATGACGATTCTTAAAACTCTTTCTACTGGTAATGGTCTTGTTAATGCACACCGCATTGCCAAGGCGGAAATCGTGGGTCTGTCGCTGCATCTGCAGGTCCATATGTACCCATCCCCGGAGGATGCGGCCAACGACCTCAACCTGCGCTGGCAGGAATACCCGGTGCTGCCGCTGGCCGTGCTGGATGTGGCTGACCCCTGGGGTTCCATGGAGCGCGGCCTAGTGGCCCAGGCAGATGGGCTGCTGTCTGGCGGGACCTATGTGCTCGATCCAGTCGCGGGCGACCTGGAAACGGCCAAGGATTTGAAGTGGTCCGAGATCAAGGCGGAGCGCGATCAACTGGAATGCGGCGGCTTTGACCTTGCAGGCGTGGGCCGCTTCGACAGTGACGAAGAAAGCCGCAACAAGATCATTGGCGCGAGCCTGGCCGCCAAGATCGCCCGCGATGCCGGCCAGCCCTATGCGATTGCCTGGACGCTGGCAGACAACACCGTCGCGCAACTGGACGCAGACGCAATCATCGGCGTGGGCTTTGCGATGCTGGCCCACCTCAATGAGATCCACCAGCGCAGCCGTGCGCTGTATGCGCAGATCCAGTCTGCCGAGACTGCCGAGGCCGTGGCCGCCATCACCTGGATCGAACCCGAACCCGAGCAGCCCGCTGAAGTGCCTGCCGAGGCCTGAACCCATCACCATCAAACAAGGAGAACTCTATGACCGAAATCAATCCACGCCTCAACGAAATCATGCAGAGCAACGTCGGCAACAAGCTCACGCCCGAACTGTCCGCAGGCATCGTGGGCACGCTGCAGCAGCTCATGAACAGCATCGCCCAAGAAGCCTTTTTGGCTGGTCAAGCTGCCGAGCGAGAAAACCACGAGGCACAAGACGCCGCTGTGGTGACCGATGTGGATGTGAAGGTGGCCTGATGGGCTTGAGAGCAGCGCCAGCAACTACCTGCCAGATCTTCTACCTGACCGCCCTTGAGGCGGTTTTTTAATTCCTGAATGGGAGGGACTTATGGAACCAACAACAAGCACTGGTGCGGCTGGCATGGCCGGCTGGAAATTGATCGGCGGGCTGGCTGGGCTGGGTGCCATTGGCGCAGGCCTGGCCGCCGTTGTCGTGATGTGCATCACCACTCCGCGCGACCCCAAGGAATGGGCCGTGGGGCTCATCAGTACGGTGATGGCCAGCGTTGCAGGAGGCTCTGCCGTTGTGCAGTACATGGGCATCCAGCATTGGGCAAACAGCCACTTTGGGTTGATTGCATTGCTGGGGCTGTGCTTTACCTGCGGCCTGCCTGGCTGGGCAGTTGTGCGCTGGACTTTCAATGCAATCCGCAAGCGCGACGGGAAGGGGATTGATGAAATTGCACAGGAGGTGCGCGATGGACTTCGATAAAGCATTCGACCGGCTGATCGGTCATGAGGGCAAATTCACTGCAGATCCGCGAGACGATGGCAACTGGACTGGAGGCAAGCAGGGGCGCGGCGAGCTCAAGGGCACAAAGTTCGGCGTCGCTGCCAATACCTATCCGCATCTCGACATCAAGGGGCTGACCGTTGAACAGGCCAAGGCCATCTACCGTGAGGACTTCTGGGACGTGATCGGCAAAGCACACCCTGCCATCAAGTTTCAGATGTTCGATGCAGCCGTCAACCATGGGCGCGGAAACGCTATCCGCATCCTGCAGCGTGCAGTTCTGGTGGCCGACGATGGCGCATGGGGGCCGCGCTCGCAGGCGGCGCTGAACAGCATGCAGGATCTGCGCGGGCACAACGATGTGCTGCTGCGATTTCTGGGCTATCGATTCAAGTTCTGGGCCAGCTTGGCCAAGTTCGACACATTCGGGCGTGGCTGGACGAATCGCGGCGCTGAGAACCTGATTTTTGCAGCAGAGGACAACTGATGATGGCCGACAAACTGCTGCCAGCTCTCGCGCTGGCGCTGCTGGCCAGCCTCTCAGGCAATGCTGTGCTGGGGTGGGCCTACCTCGGCCAGCGCGACCGAGCCACCAGTGCCCGGGCGAATACTGGGCATGCGATTCAGGAGCGTGATGGGGCGCGCGGTACCGCTCAGGCCTGCAGCGATGGTGTGGGCGCTGTGGCAGCTGCTGCAGCGACCCAGCAGGCTCAAGCCGCGCCAGCACTGGCAGAAGCAGCGGCACAAGCCCAGACGCTCAACAAGCGAGCAGACAGCACATTGGCGACCGCGCCGGGACCAGATGCCTGCGCCAGCATGCAGAACCTTGGCGATGAATGGTTGAAGGGGAGAGCGCAATGATGATGCGTGCTATCTATTTGTTCGCTGTTTGCGCAATGACAGCGGGGTGTACGACCACAAAAGAGGCCACTCCTGTTGAGCTTCAAAAAATCAACATCGCTGTGCCCGTGCCGTGCCAAGTGGCTGAGCCAGTGCGCCCAGTGATGCCCACTGAGGCTCTGGCACCCGGAGTGCCGCCTTTCGTGCTGCTGCGCGCTTCCCTGGCAGAGATCGACCGCCGCGAGGCATACGAGGTAAAGCTGGTCGCCGCCCTGGCTAGTTGCAGGGAGCATCTGAAATGACGAAACCCCTGTGCCGTATGGTGCACCGTGCTACAGAGTGCTAAGCCCGCTCGGTTTTTTGCGCCAACGACTTAACAGGCAGTGCGCAATCTGCACACCTAGAGCACACAGGCCGTATGCTGCGGCAAGCCAGAACTGACGGGTCCACAGTAAAGTCAGTAGGATCAATAAATCACCGAAACCACTAGCCAGCCGGTATGTAGTTGGTGGCAACGGTGATGGAAGGTGGCGAATCGATGAACCAAATACCTTGTGAACTCGCCAAGTAAGCCAGGCCCATCTAAGCCCAGCAACCCAAGCATTGATAGTGACGAAAGTTACCAATATGGAGCCTAGTGGAAATGGCGTGGAGCGTGGATGTAGATGTTCGTACCAGAGTGTGGCCAATAGAAGCCCGTCAACTCCAATCGGCCACAGCCAGCGAGCCGAAGAGATGTGCGCAGGCGAATCTGTGAGGTGTCGACCCATTTTGCTACTTCACTCGCCGGACATTCAGTTCTAGCTCATACCCCATGGCAGCCAGTGCGGCCGCAACGGTGTCTATTTTGGTGGGGTGGTGCAGGTCAAAGACGCGCGTCATTTCCTGCGCTTTGCACCCCATAGAACGCGCCACATCAGCCGGGCGAGCGCCCGTGGCCAAGCGAGCATTCAGCAAGGCAACCTTGGCGGCAACGCTCGGTGGCAATTCGACGATGTGTTCACCCTTGAGAGCTTTGCTGGGCGCGGGCACTTCTCGACCGGCCTCGAAATAGAACTCCATGGCTGAGACCAGTGCGTCCCGCGCCATAGCTTCTGCCTCTGCCAGGTCATCGCCCTGGGTGATCGCTTCAGGAATATCCCGAAACGTGACGGTGTAGCCCCCTTCGTCGGCGGGATCGAAGCGGGCAGGGTACTTTTGCATGTTGTGTCCCATCTAGTGGTCGTGAAGCTCAGGAATTCAGGCTAGGCCCCTTCGGACCTGCCTCCTTAGTTGATTCCAAGTTGCTTCAGGATTGCGCGTCTTGTGCCTTCCTTCAGCTCTTTACTTGGGTGTCTTGGCAGGGTGCTTACTTTGCCGTTGTGGTACAGCCTCCAGTGATTCGTACCGTTCTCGACTCTGACCCCCTGCGCTTCAAGCCACCGCTTGAATTCGCTGATTTTCACGACCACCTTTCTTTTGTTGCGATGGTGCAAGTGTGAACAAAAATGCTTAGATAATGCAAGCATTTTTGTTTGTTTGTTTTTTTGAGGCCGGCGTGTTGATGCCCAGAGTGGACTAGTAGCCTTCAACTAAAGGCATTTCCGTCCCATCGACCGCAATCATCACGCCCGTGGTGTTGGGGTCGATTTCTATTGGGACTCCCCACAGCTCATTGGGCTTGCCGAAGGAATTGACGATGTTGAACTGCCGCAACTCTTCCGGCGTCATCTTGATCAGCTTGGGATAGGCGTTGTTGTGGGCCTTCCAGTGCCTCAGAAACGTATGGCAGACGCGCTTGTGGACAGTGTGGATCGGGGATTCATCGGTCATGGCCGGATTGTCTCAGCGCAGGTAACCACTCTGGGACAACCGACCGGAAACGGTCAACGGCAGATGATCGATCAGCGAGAGTAGTAGCCAGCAGATGGGTAGAGCAACAAGCAAATTAAAAATAATAAAAGTTGTATTTTTTATATAAAAGTATTATGATGAGTTCCAGTTGCGAACAATTAGAGTTGTCTTGCAGCGTCTTCCGGAAGGCAAGAACGTCGTCCGGCAAGGATTTTTTTGCGAGGCATCTCGCACCGTTGGCTGTAGAGCAGCAGCCAATCGAGTTATCGAACGCTCATGCGGGCCGCTTGGCCTGCTCTTATTGAACTAGATTCCACTGACTCCTATCGCCATGGGCAAGTACTTCGTTACGCCCACATCACACAAGACCAATTGCGGTCGCTTTCAAGCTTCCTTCGCACTTCAGCGCACCAGGCACAACAGCAGTTACTGCCGTGTTTTTCGCTTTGACAGAACATTCGCCTCGACCGAAGCAGCAAAGATCTTTGCTGTAACGCAAGGCTGGTTGCATACCTCCATGCAGCCATCGATGTGCTGAGCCGCTAACGAGCTCCCAACTTCATCCTCCGGTTGCTGTGGACTCCCATTCCCACTGCCACATTCAAACGATGCGTCAATCGTTGACGCGTCACCATTAGAAAAGGCTCCTATGAGCACCAAAATTTACGTTGGCAACCTGCCTTACTCCGTGACCGACTCCAACCTGCGAAGCAACTTTGCTGAGTTCGGAACTGTTACCTCTGCCAAAGTCATGATGGATCGTGAGACCGGACGCTCCAAAGGCTTTGCGTTCGTGGAGATGACGTCTGCGGACGAATGTCAGGCAGCTATTTCTGCTTTGCATGGCATGTCCGTTGATGGACGTTCGATCGTTGTCAATCTTGCGAAACCTCGTGAAGAAGGCCGTGGATTCGGTGGCAACCGCGAATTCCGCGCCAGCTCTCGTCCAAATGTTGGCTATGGCAACGATGGCTATGGCGGCGGCTACTGATCTAGTTGCAAACTCAAGAAAAACGCCCTCAGTTCGAGGGCGTTTTTGTTCCAGTGAGTGGGCCGATTGCTACGGCTTGCAGGCCGCTGGCTGGCCTTCTATGAGACGCGGGTTTTGAGGAGTGCAGCCTGAGAACTAGCGTGTGGTTGCGCTGGCTGATGGCAAGCTCGCAACGTCCATGCTTGTGACGCTCATCCTTGGCATCGGCATGCATGTCGTCAAGCTGAGCAGGAAGCAAAACAAAAAACAGTTCCGGGCGAATTAAGGCCTCCCGGGACGGTTCATAGGGTATGGTGGGTAACTTAAACCACTAAGGAAACGCCTGATGCCAAAACCCAACTACCAATTCGAAAAAAGGCAGCGGGAGCTCGAGAAGAAGAAAAAGAAGGCTGAGAAGGCTCAGCGCAAAGCTACAGGGTCCGAAACAGTTGCGCCAGTCCTGAACTCTGAGGCACTGGTTGAGAACAAATAG